CTTGTATTGCCTCGTGACCACGCAAAGTCAACCTTAGCTGCAACTGCGGTCTTACATCGGTTCTTATTTGCGAATAAAGAAAGCCCAGAATTTATCGCTTGGGTTGGCGAGGCGCAAGACCAGGCTATAGATAACCTTAATTGGATTTCTAACCACATATACTCTAATCCTGCAATACATTATTATTTCGGTGACTTGCAAGGTGATAAGTGGACTAAGAACGAAATAACATTAACAAATAATTGTAGGATGATTGCAAAAGGAGCAGCACAAAGACTGCGTGGTAAAAAGCAATTATCTACAAGATATACTGGAATTATACTTGATGACTTTGAATCTGAGTTAAATACTAAAACTCCTGAAGCTAGACAACAAATAAAGAATTGGGTTACAGCTGCTGTATATCCTGCTATTGATTTTGATAAAGGTGGGTTTTTATGGTGTAATGGAACTATCGTGCATTATGATTCATTTTTGAATGGACTTGTAAAGAATCACAAAGAAGCAATGAATAATGGTTCAGAGTATTCCTGGGATTTAATTACATATAAAGCAATACTTGATGATGGTACTCCATTATGGCCTTCAAGATGGCCTTTAAAAAAATTAGATGAAAGAAAACAGTTTTATATAGATTCTGGTACACCTTCTAAATTTTATCAAGAATATATGAATCAAGCTAAATCACCTGAAGACCAAATCTTTAGTGAAAGCGATATAGTTGATAATTTATATAGTGGTAGCATTAAATTTGACAATCAAAGAGATTCCTGGTATATAAAATTAGAAGATGGAGGAATTGAGTATGTTAATATTTACATTGGTGTTGACCCTGCTTCAACTCTTAGTAGGCGTAATGATTATAGTGTTATTATGGTTATTGGCGTTACCGCTGACTATGATTATTATATTATTGAGTATTGGAGACAAAGAGTATTACCCATGGACTGTGCAGATGAGATATTTAAAATTGCTGAACGATACAAACCAATTAAAAGAATAAACATTGAGACTATATCATATCAGGAGATGTTAAGAGATTATATACATAAAAGAAGTAAAAAAGAAGGAAAATTTCTTCCTGGTATAGAACAAGGTATAAAAGGCTATGGTAATCAAAAAAAGAAAGATAGATTATTTGAAGGTCTACAACCTATGTTTAAAGCAGGTGCTGTACATCTTAAGAAAGATATGCATGAATTTATTGGTGAATTATTAGATTTTCCTAAAGGAAGTCACGATGATACTATTGATGCATTTTGGTTGTCAACACAATTTGCTAAAGGCAGTAAATCAGCCAGTAAAGTTAAAAGAATTAAAAATAATAAAGAAGAGTGGGAAAAGCCAAAAAAGACCTATAATTGGATTACAGGGGCAAGGGGTTGATTATTATGATAAATATGTTATATATTACATAGCATGATAGAATCCGATAAAAAAGCAATTTACGTAAAAGAACTTTATGATAGATGGTCAGATGCTCGTAAAGAGTGGGAAGACCATGCTCGTGAAGATATTGACTTTTATCTTGGTAATCACTTTAGTGAAGATGAAGCTCAAGCACTTGCAGAAAGAAATCAATCTAATATACCTTTAGATAGGATATATTCAGCTATTGAACAGTTTAAAGCTATTATAACATCTAAACCACCAAAATTTTCTGCTATGCCAAGAGAGGATTCTGATAGTGATTTAGCTAATGTATGGAAAACTATATTAGATTATATATGGAATATATCAGATGGTAATGAAGTATTTAAACAAACAATACACGACTATTCTGTAACTGGACTTGGTTACTTTTATGCATATGTAGATAGAGAAGCTGATTACGGTAGAGGTGAAGTTAAATTTACATATGTAGACCCGTTTAGAGTTGTTATTGACCCTAATGCTAGAAGTAGATATTTTGATGATGCTACTGGTATGATGTTATCTACTATATTTACTAAATTTCAATTATTAGATTTATATCCTCAATTATCAGAAGAACAAGAAGATGGTAAGATGATGATTGATTTAATAGAAAATTACAGAGAAGATGATACTTTTCCTGCAGCTATGAATAAAAGAACTGTTGGAACATTTACTCCTGATTATGTTAAAGATAAAGATAGGGGTGAAGGTTCTGAAAAATATCAACTTATTGAACATTTTTCTAAAGTTAAAGTCCCTTATTACAGAATACTTGATATGGAATCAGGTGAAGAAAGAATTTTAGATGTTAAGAATATGGAAAAATTTTTAGCTGACCCTAAAATTTCTCAAGCTTTAGAAAATGGGCTTATAGATGTTGTTGAAGTACAACAAACAAGAATTAAATTAACATGCACTTTAGGTCAAACAGTATTATATGAATATGTATTAAATACTGATAAATATCCTATAGTGCCTGTACCAAACATTTGGACTAATACTCCATATCCAATGAGTGATGTTAGAAAAAATAAAGACTTTCAAAGATTTTTAAATAAAACAATGTCTTTAATTACATCACATGCACAAGCATCATCTGGGTTAAAATTACTTATACCACAAGGAAGTGTTGATGATATTGAAGAACTTGAAAGAAACTGGGCAAATCCGAATGCAACTATTGAATATGACCCTTCATTTGGTGAACCGCATTTTCCCTCTCCTCAGCCTTTATCAAATTCAGTTATGCAACTGCCTCAGCTTATTGAGAAATATATTGATTTAAATATGGGTATATTTGAAATGATGCAAGGCAATAGTGCTGTTGCACCAAATACATCTTCAGCTACAATGATGTTAGAAGATTTTGGTCAAAGACGTAGTAAATCTAAATTAAGAGATGTTGAAGGTTCACTTAGAAGACTTGGTCAAGTTGTTTATAATTTAGCTAAAGAACATTATACATATAAAAAAGTATTTAGAGTAGCTCAACCTAATAATGATATGAGTGAATATATGGTTAATTTTTATAATGACAAATCACAAGCAATTAGTGAAATGATAAATGATTTAACAATTGGTCAATATGATATTAATATTATTGGTAATTCTACAATGCCATCTAATAAATGGGGTGAATGGTCTATTTACATGGAAGCATATCAATCTGGTTTAATTGACCAAACAGAAGCATTAATGAAAACAGATATATTTGACAAAGAGGGAGTGTTGCAAAGAATGGATATTGTTGCTAAATTACAGGCGCAATTACAGCAGTCTCAAGAACAAATTAAAAATTTACAGGGTGATTTACAAACAGCTCACAGAGAGTCAATCTCATCAAGAAAGAAAGTTGAAGTTGAGAAATTTAAAACTGAGCTTAAGTCACAAGAATCACAATCCAAGTCAGCTAATAATTTAGCGGTTGGAAAATTAGAACAGGCAGTTAAACTCGAAGCAGAGAAGTTACGTTTACGTAGCCAAGCTCAAGATAAGCAAGAGAGATTGCTAAACAAAGGAGAGTAACATGGATAACGCATTAGAAAATAACAATCTTGAAGAAGGTCAAGTTACTGATAATGTAGGGCAAGATGAAGCAACTCAGCAGCAAGAATCTGGAAGTGATTGGGAATCACAAGCTAAATATTTTCAATCAGAAAAAGATAAATTACAAGCTGAAAACCAAAAGTTAAAACAATACGAGCAAGTTGGACAAATGTTGGAATCAAGACCTGATATTGTAAATACCATTAGTGGTATGGTTCAGGGTGGTCAACCAGCACCAGAAGCACGTGTAGAATTATCTAAGGATGAGTTTGACCCTTGGGAAGCCTATAATGACCCATCGTCTAAGTCGTATAAATTTCGACAACAAGAGTTACAAGACACAATTAACACCGCTGTTCAAAGCCAAGTTGGTGATGTAAAGAAAGAAGTTGGTATGTCTAAACTTCAGACTGAACTTGCTAACAAAGGACTAAATCCAGAACAAATTACATCGTTTATGGATTTTGCTAGTAAAAATCCTGCAGAATATGGTATTGACGGTGCTATTAATATGTGGCAATCTGTAACTCAACCAAAGGCCGAAGCTGGAAACAATAATAATCCACTTGATGCAATTCGTCAAAATCAAGCAGTTCCTCAACAAGCTGGTATTTTAAATGGTGAGCAACCTGCTAAAAAAGATGATAAAGAAGAAATGTGGAGCAATATTGTTAAAGCTGGTAGCCGAACAAACGTATTGTAAATAAAGGAGAATTATAATGTCAAGTTATAATAGTGGACAAGTAAAATTTGGAACTCCTGGAGGTGCAACAGTCGATAGTGCTAGTATGGGTACAAGAAGACTTTATGACTTTAGTGATAGAGTAGCAGACTTAGCTCCAGAAGAATCTCCATTTTTTGTATATTTGTCAAAAGTAGGAAAAGTTCCAACATCTGATTCACAATTCAGATTTTTGGAAGATAGGACAAAAATTTCTATGACGGATAGAAGTTTTAAAATTGATGGTGCTCAAACATTAGCAGCTCCAGGTGGAAATACTACAGTGTTAGTAGATTCAGGTGGTGCTACTGTTGATTGGCTTATCAAAGGAATGGTTGTTCAGTTTGCACAAAATGTAAATGCAGGTGGTGGTGCAGATACTGAAGCAGTAACACAAGCAACAGGTAGAATAGAATCAGTTTCACATAATGCAGCTGATACTTCAATTGTTGTTAAAACTGTAGCAGCTTCAGCAGGTGATGCAACAACAACATTAGATGATAATGGTGATTGTGTCGTAATTGGAACATCATATGAGCAAGGTTCAGGAGCTCCAGATGTATTTTCTCAAGAGTTAGATAATGATTATGGTTTTACACAAATCTTTAAAACTGCTTGTGAAATGTCTAATACTGCTAGAGCAACTGTTTATCGTGGATATGCTAATGAATGGGACAGAATATGGAATCTTAAATTAAGAGAACATAAAGTTGATATTGAAAGAGCTATGCTTTTTGGTATGAGAGGTTCTCAAGGTGGTATTCAATATACTGAAGGTATCGTTGGTCATATACTACAAAACGGTGGAACACCTGAAGACGGTGCTATTGGTGCTTATTCAAGTGGCTTACCATATTTAGCTACATATGCAACAAGTGAATTAACTTATGATGGTTTGCTTTCAGCATTTGAAACTATGTATGACCCTGCTAGGGGTGGTTCAAGTAATAAGCTATGTTTAGCTTCTTTACCAGTAGTATCTCACTTTAATAAAATAAGTGGATTTGCTGAAGGAAGTTTAACTGCACAGAAATCTCAATATAACTTTGAGGCTTCACAAGGTGCATTTGGACATAAGGTTATGAAAATTGAAACAGTTCACGGTGATTGTTCAATTATTAAAGAACCTCTATTTAGAAATAATGCTTCAGGTCACATGTGTTTTGTTGACCTTGACCATGTTTCATATAGACCTCTTGTTGGTAACGGTGTAAACCGTGACACAGCAATCACAACTAATGTGCAACAAGCTGATGAGGATTTAAGAAAAGACTTGATTTTAACAGAAGCAGGTCTTGAAGTAAGTCTTCCTGAAACTCACGCACTTATTAATGTGGAGGGATTATAAGATGAGAAGTGATTATCTAAATAATAATAGTAGCGCAAGTGAAGCAGGTCTTAATGCTAAGTTTGAAGTTATTTCAGCAGCTAGAACATTAGATGCTATGGATTCTGGTAAAGTATTCGGAATAAATCAAGCTAGTGTATATGAGATTACTCTTCCTTTAGTTAGCTCAGTAAGTCCAGGTTGGAATGTTAAATTCATGTTAACTACTGTTGGAGCAAATGCTGTAACAATAGCTAATAACACAGCTGAAGATACTATCGTTGGATATACTTCTGGTGGTGATGGTGGAGCAGGTTCTTCTACAGATTCATCAGCAGTTGATGAGATAGTGTTTATTAGTGGTGCACAACTTGGTGATTGTGTTGAAATCTTTTGTGATGGTGCAAAATACCTAACAAAAGCTACAGCTCATGATGTTGCTCACGTTACTATATCTTAATCCGAATAAATAAGGATTAATAGTTTTGTAGAACTATGGGAGCTATCGTATAAAGGGTGGCTCCCGAATCTACTAAAAATTTTTAATAACAGTACGTTCATGCTCTTGCCAGAGCTTAAAGTACACTCATAAAGGAGAATAAAATGGCAAATAGTTTACATAAATTCACAGTAGCCGAGGCTCAAAATGCAGGAATGGGTCAAGCAGGCTCAGTATTCATAGATGATACAGCTCAACACACAGGAGATTTTGTTGCAATAACTGCAATAGAAGATTCAGTTGTAGATGTTAGTGATTGCACTAATATAGCAAATACAATGACAGATGCGGCTGATTTTACAATACCAGCAGGACTTACAATATATGGGAGATTTGAAGTATTCTCTCTTGCTTCTGGTAAAGTAATAGCTTATAGAGGTTAGTCGTGTCTTTAGGATTAGGTTCTAACTTATCAAAAAGCGGATTAGTAACTCCAGGTATTGTAACAGATTCACTTGTCTTAAAACATAAATACGATGCAGCTAGCGTTGTACCTATAAGTGATGGTGCTGC